GCGGCGAAGAGTGACAAGACGAACTTCGAAGTGAATGTGCGGAAAATAACAGTCTCAGATGGAGAATGGTGATTGATGAGGGGAGGGGACCCCGCCCCGCCCCTCGAGGCGACCAGCGCCGTCCAGCGCCGAAATACCCCCGAGGGCCTCGCGCGCGAGAGACGGGGTGGTCAGAGAGGAAGAATCTGGAATGAAAGAATTGACCTTTGAAGAGGCTGTCAAGAAGGAACAGCGGAAGATAAACAGGGAACTGAAGAAGGCAAAAATTTCCTCGCATAAGATGAAGGTAATTGAACCGGTAGTTGTGAATGTGGCCTTCATGAAAGTGAAGCTGGATGAAGCCAGAGATCAGATGAAGAACAGCACCATCACGGTGGATTATGACAACGGAGGCGGTCAAAAAGGGGTCAGAGAGAACCCGATTTTTAAGGCTTACGAGGCACTTTGGAAATCTTACAGTATCGGAATGGACCGAATTTTTAGCATTTTGCCGGAGGAGATCCAGGAGGAGATCAAGGCGGAAGTGGAGGAGGCAATGCCTCAATCGGTGCTCGATATCGTGAGAAATAGGCAGAGGGAAACTGCATGATCGGAGCACAGCAGCCGCGTATCAAAGTCGAGCCTAAGAGAATCAGATCCAACGGACCAGATGCATCGCTTCTGATGGCAGAATATAACTGCACACTGGATCCATGGCAGGACATGGTCATTGACTGTTGGCTGGGCACTGATGAAGCGGGTGAGTATACGATGACATCCGGCGGACTGGCATGTCCTAGACAGAACGGGAAGAACATCATCCTGGAAGCGAGGGAGTTCTATGGGCTCGTCATAAGCGGAGAGAGGATCCTGCACACGGCACATCAGGTCAGGACGACGAAGAAGTCCTTCCGGAGGCTGGTCAATATGTTCACCAACAGGAGACATCCGGAGATCATGGCCATCGTCAAACAGATCCGGTACACCAACGGCGAAGAATGCATCGAACTGGACAACGGTGGATCCATAGAGTTCATGTCCAGATCAAGACAGGCAGCCAGAGGTTTTGACGGGATCTCACTCATCGTCTATGACGAAGCGCAGGAACTGACAGACGATCAGATCGAGGCTCTGCTCCCGACACTGTCAGCATCGGCCACAGGCAACCGTCAGATCATCTATACGGGGACCCCTCCGTATCCGGGATGCCCGGGAGATGTATTTCGAAGAAGACGGACAGTCAGCCTGACGAATCCAGGAGAGCACGATGCCTGGCATGAGTGGAGTGTGGAAGCGAAGAGCGTGGATGACATCGACATCGAAGACAGATCTCTGTGGTATGCGACGAATCCGTCGCTGGGAAGTCACCAGACGGAAGACTTCACAGCGGAGGAGCTTACATCCATGGAGGCGGATGGATTTGCCAGAGAACGTCTTGGATGGTGGATGCCTGAAGCGGTCATTGAGAAACAGTATGCGATCCCAGAAGAAGTGTGGGATGCATGTGTATCGAGAGAACTCAAGCCGGAAGGCAAGACGGCCTTCGGCGTCAAGTTCTCACCGGATGGTTCGGAAGTATGCCTGTGCGGAGCTGTGATCCCGAAGGAGGGAAAAGCAAGGATCTCCCTCATAAAGAGAGAACCGACTGGGAGAGGTCTGCAGTGGCTGGCCGACTGGTTGAATGAAAGATACAGATCCGCATCCTGCGTCGTGATTGACGGCAGGAATGGAGTAGACGTCCTTGTGGAGAAACTGTCTGGGACATGGAAGATCAAGGACAGCGTGATAAAGGCATCCACAAAGAACGTGATAGCATCTGTCGGGATCCTGACGGATGCGCTGAATGAACAAACCGTCACATGGTACGAGAAGCACATAGATCTGCGAGACAGTGCCGTGACATCAATAAAAAGACCTATCGGAGGCGGCTGGGGCTTCGGTGGTGAGAATTCGCTGCCGATCGAGGCGGCCTCTTTGGCATTATGGGGCGCGAAGACATCGAAACGTGACCCGAACAGAAAGATGAGGATCGGATAGATGGACCTTGGAATCACAGTAGAAAAAATAGCAGGGCTGGGAGACGTCGAACGGGAAAAACTCAGGGAACTGATCAACGTATACCGTCATCATGACAGCAAAAACAGGCTGAAGAGCAGATACTATGAGGGCCATGTGACGCTGGGTGAAGTAAACCTTGGTATCGCATTGCCAAAAGGCTTCTCTGGTCTTGAGATAGGATGCGAGTGGGGTGCAAAGACCGTAGATGTATTGGCGGCGCGCTCCATGTTCGACGGATTCGTGAACGAAAATGGTGAAGCGGATGAGGAACTGCAGAAGATCGTGACGGAGAACCGTCTGATATCGGAGTATCGCAAAAATTGCAGAGATGAGCTCAAGTTCGGCTGCACGTTCGCGACGTTATCGGCGGATCCGACGATCAAGTGCAAGATCAGGTTTCATACACCTAAGACTGCTGCAGCACTCTGGAGCGGAGCAAAGGGCAGGATCGATTGCGGTATGGCCATCATCGATACGGTGGAAGATGAGTACCAGAAGAACGTGTGGAGACCGTCTCTGATCAACCTGTATACGGATGATGCTATCTGGGTGATCAGTAAGACAGGATACTCATGGACTGCAGAAAAACTTCCGCATAGGATGGGCAGGCCTCTCATGGAGCCTATGATTTGGAACGCCACATCCGAGAAACCTTTTGGAAGATCTCGTATCAAAGAACCAGTGAGAAGACTGATTCAGGGATACGTCAGGACCATCGCGAATGCGACTATCGGGCTGGAGTTCTCTACGGCTCCGCAGAAGTATCTGCTGGGAGTCACAGACGAACAGTTCGATGAGGTGGTGAATAAGAAGTTCAGTCAGTACATCGGGAATATACTGGCGGCGACATCGAACCCGGACACTGGAGAGAAGCCGGCCTTCGGTCAGCTGATGCAGGGGACGATCACTCCACATGTGGAGATGATCCGGATCCTTGCGACGCAGTTCTCTGCAGCAACAGGGTTATCCGTAACGGATACCGGTGTCGTAAACGATGCGAACCCGACCAGCTCCGATGCCATACTGGCACAGTCTCAGACGCTGATCCAGCTGGCAGAGGATCTCAATACCGGGAACGGCGATTCTCTGAGGATGATCGCACTCATGGCACTGGCCATCGCAAACCAGACGACAATGGAGGACCTTCCGGATGAGAAGAAGGACATCGTTGCTCACTTCCGGAACCCAGCGATGCCATCGATCGCAGCAACTGCGGATGCAGCTGTTAAGATCGCATCCACAAGGCAGGGTTTCGCCGAGACAGATATCTACCTGGAAATGGTCGGCTTCGATCAGGCGGACATCCGCAGGATTAAGTCGCAGGAGACGAGAGCACGGGGGCTGAATCTTCTGGAGAACCTTGCGGCAGAGACTGAAGAATAATAATTGCAGTAGAAGATGCTGAAAATAAAGAAAAAGGATTGGGAAAACTACATAAACGCGCTGGCCAAAGTAAGTGATAAGGCCGTAAAGGAGATGCAGGACTTCATCGACAAGAACGGGATGGAGAATGTAACAGCGGTCATTGGCAAATCATATCAATGTTCTGTGAAATATGGTGAAGCGGCAATGGCATTGACATGCGAAATGTACGACAAGATAGCAGTGGTGCAGAAGGCAAAAGTACGCCCTGCGGTTCCGGCGAGAGATGTCACGATGCAGGAAGTGAAAGACACAGTGAATCATGCTTTAAGGACGGCTCCGTCTACAGTGCCGGCAGTGACAGGCAAACTTGTAAAGAAGGCCAGCTCAAGGACGATGAGGAAAAACGCTGCAAGGGATGGTGCAAAGATGGCGCTGGTGCCTTCGTCTGATGGATGCCCGTTCTGCAAGATGCTCGGATCCAGAGGATGGGAGTCAGCCAGATCCAATAAAAGCAAAACGTTCGAGGCACATCTCCATCCTCATTGTAGATGTGAGTACGTGGTAGACATTACTGGCGGTATGCAGGTAGAAGGCTATGATCCAGAAGCACTGTACGATGAATTCATGAGCCTCGACGGATCCTCCTGGGAGGAGCGAATGAATATCATGCGTAACCAGCAGAGGCAGATTCCGGCAATCAGGGACAAGATCAATGCACAGAAGAGGGTAGCGTATGCGGGACGATTGAGCACTCTGGGATCTGCCAAAACCATAGATAAAGGCACCACTGACACATTGAAAAATGAACGAATTCTTGATAGAATATTAAACAAAGAAAGAGTAAGATTTGTATCACCGACTAAAGTGTCACAGGAGGAAGTTGACAGTATACTCATCAATGAATTGAGGGGAATAAAGTTTAGGGATCCGGTTGTTGTCAACAATAGACTTAAACGTGCGCAAGGGCGAACAAAGCCATTGGTTAGTGAGACTGGGCGCGAAATTGGTGTTGCGAAAATAGAAATTGGGCTACAAGACCGGGGAACAAAAGAGTGCCTGATAAACACCCTTGTTCACGAAAACCTTGAAGCCAAGATTCTTAGGGGCTATATTGCTGGTGAAGACAAGTACTGGCGTTTATATAGGGCAAGTGATGAGGAGAGGCACGATTATATTGAGCGTGTGATAAAGAGATATTTCAGAATGAAAGGCTGGGATTATGAAAAGTCTTATTAACGAAGAACAACTAGAAGAAATATTATATGACGGTAGCGAAGAAGAAATCCTTTCAGCTTCTTGTCCTGTTTGTGGAGGGGCTTTAGAAATATCAGCATACGAACATGGCTTAAAAAGAAAGTGCCTTAAATGCTTCGATATGTCGATCGAGTATTCCAGATATAAACCTAATAGTGCAGACATTACACCGCAACCATTTATAACAAAGCCTAAACAAATACAGGCATAATGTCATTTGTATGAGCCTCCGGGCTCTTTTTTCATGGAGGTAATCATGGGAAAGAACGTGAAATATGATCAGATGGTCGAATGGCTCAAAGACTGCGGAAAGTCTATCATAGATAATGCAGAGACGATCGTTGGTGGGTACCAATACCAGACAGGCGATTTGGATGTGATGATCACGCTGAATGACACGGATGCACCAACGATAAGTGTCAATCAGCAGTTCGTGCCGGAGATGTTGGTGGAACGTGCAAGGAGAAGAAACCATGAGCAGCGAAGCGAAGGAGATCGTCAAGGCCATCAAGGACCTGACGAAGGAACTGAAACAGATCCGAAAGATCATGGAGTCCTGGGATGAAGATCCTGAGGTCGAAGATGAAGCGGATCTGGACAAGTACATACTATAAGCATGAAGAGTCAGCATATGCTGGCTTTTTTGTTGGCAACACGTGCCTTAAACGTGGGTAATACTCAAACATCAGGAGGTAAAAAGATGGGAAAGACTGAAGTGGAAATTCAGGAAACAAACGGAAAGGAAGCACAGCAGACGAAAGAGAAGACCTTCACACAGGCGGAACTCAACGCCATCGTACAGGAGCGAGTCAGAGAAACGACAGCGAAGTATGAGAATTATGAGGAACTGAAGGAGAAAGCTCAGAAGTTTGATGCGATCGAGGAAGAGTCCAAGACGGAGCTCCAGAAGGAGAAGGAAAGAGCGGACGCGCTCCAGACCGAACTGGAGGGGCTCAAAAAAGCGGACTCAGTCAGGAAGATCCGTGCGGAAGTCGCAGAAGAGACAGGTGTACCGGCACACCTGCTCACAGGGGAGACAAAAGAATCGTGCCAGGAACAGGCTAAAGCGATCATGTCTTTCGCAAAGCCGGAAGGGTATCCGCAGGTCAGAGATGGCGGAGAGGTCCGGAAGACTACCGGGAAACAGAAGACAAGAGACATATTCGCAGAAGCGATAAACGGAGAAATCTAGGAAGGAGAACAAAATGGCAGGAGAAGGAATTAACAGAACGACCATTAATTTACCAGCAGAAGTAAGCGATGAGATTCTGCAGAAGGTACAGGAAGAATCCGCAGTAATGCAGATCGCTCCTCAGACGGAACTGTCTGAAAGAGGC